GCTGTTACTTTTAGTATTTCTACTGCTAGTTTTAGCCAATTTCTTTTATCATTCAATTTTACCTCCTTTCTTTTTTTTTGGTTGATATTCTATGTGTAAATGGTCTTTCTCTAATATTACATCGAAGTCTTTACCTAAGTATTGTTTGATTTCCCAACCGCATACTTTTGCGTTTTTCATATCTCTTGTCCTTAGGTCAACTGCTTTGTTTTTATAGTGAAGTGAGTTGGTCATATGTTTGCCGTCGTTCGCGCTTGTTATTGTTATTTCATATTTTTCGCCCTCTATGGTCTTACATATCCACTCTATGAACATTAATTTTTCTTTTAATTTTTTGTCTAGGTTGTTTAGTGTTACGTTTTCTTTAGTTTTCATTTATTTTAGTTTTAAGGATTTTTAATATTTTGATGTATTGTTTTATTTTTGTTATTGATTTATATAGTTCTGTTAAGTCATTTTCTGCTTGTTTTATTTTGTTTTCCAAATGTATTGTTTTTAATTTCATATTTCCTAACATTTTATTTTATTTAACATTTTTTTAACATGATTGAAGTCCAGGACTTGTCCGAAACTTCATGAATGTATAGCTTTAGCGATATTCTTTAGGTATTCTTTGTCCTTTTTTTATTATACCTTTTTTTATTAGATTTTCTTTTAATTCTGCTTTTTTTAGTCTTGTCCAGTGTTGTAGTTTACGTCTGTTTATTTCGTATCTACGTTTTTCGTGGTCTATTTCGTTACTTCCGTAACCTAGTCTATTATTTAATTGTCGATAGTAATCTCTTAATTTATTGTAGTTATCTTCGTTTTTGCTTATGTCTACTTTTTCTCCACATACCCATCTTTCTTCTTTGTCTAATTTTTCTAGCCATAGTTTTTCTCTTTCTTCTTCTGTATATATTTTGTTTCTGTAATATATTGGTAAGTTAAGTTTTATTCCTTGTCTTGTTGTATATGTTTCTTTTGTTTCTGTTGGATTGTATTTGTTTTTTTTACTATCTATTCTTTCTAGATATTTATTACCTATTCCTGCACTTGTTAATATTTTGCTATTATAGTTTGGATGGTCTTTGTCTGTTTTATTTACATATTTTACTATGTAGTTTATTGTTTTTTCGTTTACATAGTCGCCTATATATATCCATCCATATTTCCATATTTGTTCTATTGTTTCTTTTTTTTTATTTGTCCATAATAGTCCGTGTATGTGTATATTTTCTGTTCCGTTGTGACCTAGTTCTGTTACTAACCAATGTTTTACGCTAGTTTTATATTTTTTTCTCCAACGTTCTAGGAATCTTCTTGTTGCTAGTGTTGCTATTTCATTATCTAAGTTGTAGTCTGTTACACCTGTTATTTCTTCACTTAGTTTTTTATATTCTTCGTCGCTAAATGTTAGCGTTACGAATTGTCCTGTTTTGTCATGTCTTAATTCTTCGTGTAGTCTTACTTGCCAATTTCTTGCTTTTTGTTTTTTACATTCTATGCATTTTCCGCATCCTACTGGAACCATTAAGGTTCTTTTATCAGAAACGGGGGGTATTATCCCCCCGTTTTTTTTATTCGCTTTATATTTGCGATTTTCTATTAATTTTGGATATAGACACATATTATCTTCCTTTTGTTATACCTAGGAATGATTTCATTATTTCTATTACTTGATTTTCTTCTTGTATTTGTATTCCTTTTGATTGTAGTTCTTTTCTAACTCCGCTTTCCCATTGCAAAGTATTTGCATTTTGTTCGTTTGTTATAGAGTTTCTTACATTTGCATTTGTATTTCTTATTGAGTTTATTACATTTTGTGTTACTTCTTTAATTTGTTCTTCTGTTAAGTTTGTTTTTGCTTTTGTTAGTCCATTTTCTAAACCTAATCCTGTAAGCTTTAATTCCCATTCTTTAGCTTTGTTTTTTGCTTCTTCGTTTAGGATTTCCCCTTGTTTTTCCATAATGTATATTTGTTTATCACCTTTTAGTTTTTCATTTTTGATGATATTTATACTATCTTCTAAACTTGCATTTTTTAAGTCATATTCTATTCCTGTTAGACTTGTTTGCATTTCTGTTAGTTTAGCTTGTGCTTTTTGGTTTTGTATTCCTTGTGCCAAACTTTGAGTTTGCATTGTTGTTAAGTCTGTATCTGCTCCTTTTAATTTGTCTGCTTCTACGTTTAATTTGTTTGCTTGTGCTTTTGCTACTTCTGTTTGTGCTTGTAGATTTGCCATTTGCATTGCCATTCCTGTTGCTACACCTGCTTGTGGTGGTGTTCCACTTGCTGCACTTCCACCGCTTCCGCTTGACATTACCATTCCGCCTCCGCCTTGTCCTCCGTACATTAGACCGACATTTAGTCCGGCTTTTTCCATTTGTTTACGTTGTGCATCGTAGTTTGTATTTTCCCAATTTTCTTGTTGGATTTTTTGCATTTGTTTATTCAGTTCCATTTGATTTTGTTTCTGAATATCCATTAATTTTGTTTGTTTTGTGTATTGATCTTCTTTTTCTAGTTGTCCTAGTCCTAATCCTAGTATACTACTCATAACTTGTCCTGGTCCCATTTTCGCGTCTTTTTTTTTAAAAGCGGTACTTTTGCTCTTGTTATATAAGAACACATGCGTACCGCTTAGTTAATTAATTAATATTTATTCATTTGTTCCTGTAGTACCTTGTGTTGTCTCAGCTCCGCTGTCTTCTTTTACTACTCGCATTTTTGCGTTGTTATCTCTTTTTGCTTGTACGCTTCTTGCTACATAATCCATTGCATCAATTGCTACTTCGAATCTATCAGTTCTTATGTCATAACCTGCTTGTACACCGTCCTTTCTTTCTGTGTAGATTAGTGGTGCTCCGTCTTTAATTGGTTCTTTGTTTACTGTTACTCTTTCTACTTTTTGTTCAATTGTTTCTCCTTCTGTACTTTGGTTTACTTTTAAGCTTGTTTGTGAGTAATTTACATTTCTTTTATACATTTTTTTATATTTTTATTTGTTTATATTAGGGGGATTTCTCCCCCTTTTTTTTTATAGGTTTGGCATTAATTTAGCTGACATTTTTCTTCTTGCGTAAATATTTACACCGATTTGTGTCCAAAAGTTTTGTGCATCTAATCTTGTATCTGCAAAGATATGATTGAATTTTGATGGGTCAATGTATGTTGTTAGATCATCAATTCCCTCATTACTTTGCTCGTATCTTCTGTTTAGTGTCATCCACATTTGTTCTTCTTTTTCTGCAAAGTTTCCTCTAACTTGGTTTACGTTTGTCATGTAGTTAATCCATGCTGGTTGTTTCCCTGCTGATTTAAATACTGGTTCGTGTCCTGTTGTTAGTTCCGTATCAAACCACGCCATTTGATCAGTGATTAAGTCTTGGAATCCGATTTGGTCTAAACCTGGTTTATGGAAATCATCCATTGTTTTTAGGTTTGTATCCCATTTATTACCTTGACTATAATCAATCCTTGGTGTTAATGATACTATACCAATAATATAGCTTGGTTCATCTACTCTAACTTTGATTTTACCACCTTTATGTTTATTTGTCATTACACCTCTACCGGCTAATGTTCCTAAAGGTTGTTCTCCATCTTCTCCTGTTGCTACTGCATTTGAGATTACCTCTTGAAATGCTAATTCTTTTGATAATCCACCTAAGTACATTGGATTTTCTACGCTTCTTGTTCTTTCGTGTGTGTATACTGCGTCTAACCAATCGTCATAACTTCCTCCACTTACTGCGATTCTATTCAACATATCGTATACTTTTTTACTTAATTGTAATGTGTCGATTGTGAATTCTCCGCTTGATGTGTCTACTGATGTAATTGCATTAATTCCATTTTCTCCGTCAATCCATTCTGTTGATACCCAGTTATTGAATAAGTCACTTTGGTATGTTTTTAGTGCTAATCCTTCTAAAGGTGATTTTTGTGAATAAGGTTGCGGTGTATAATTTCCTTTTGCTATTAATGTGTATGGTGCCAATGTTCCTTCGTTAACTATAAAGTTTCCTGTGTTATATACATCTTGTAAGATGTTTTGACGCATTGTATCAATATTTGTTAATGGAAATGTTGTGATTTGTGGTGCTAATCTTGTTGGATCAATTGTGCTATTATTGTAAACATATTTGTTCCATTCTATTCCGTACCAATATTCTCCAAATGGTTTACTGCATTCTAAATTATAGTTTACATCATCCCATTTAATTTCTCCGAATATTTCTTCTATACTTTTAGTTTTTGTTAATCCGTTGTATGTATAGTTTATTTTTACTTCACTAATTTTTGGTTTTTCAGCATTTGTGAATTCAATTCTGCTTAATCCTGATTCTGTTAAGTCAAATACTTGTGGACTTGATGTTGTTGTTAACGTAATATTTGGTGTATATGAATCGTTTTGATATAGTTTGAAGTAATCTATTGTATTTGTTACATAATTCATTGGGTTGTGAATTACTGCACCGATTTCTTCTACTTTGTTTGCGTAGTAATTTTTGTATATATCCCAATAGCTTAAATATGGGATTGCATTAAATTCTCGCCATGTTTCTGATGCGTTATCTTGTGCCCAACCAATTCCTCTAATATTTAAGTAACTATATATACAACTTGCATTAATTTGCGCATTATCTCCTGTGTTTTTTAGACTATTTCTGTCGCTTGGTGCATATATTTTTAATTGAGGTAATTTAATACTTGCCATGTCTAATCCAATATTTAACATGTTCATGTGTAATTTACCATTGTATAATCTTACTGGGCATTGAAATACGTCTAATTGTACTTTATAACTGCCAAATAATGGTCCGATTGTTGGATGTGTTTTAATATCTACGTTTAAGTCTATATCGAAGCTATCTCCTGGAAGTGCTACTTCTGACATAAATGGTACTAATGTACCCGATGCCATCGTACTTCTCCATACATAGCTTAAGTCGTGTGAGCTTCTTTCGTAATTGTGTAAGCTTACTTTTTGTTTTTTACCGGCGCCTAATCTGTCGCCCCCTAATGTTACTTGTGACATTTTTATTCGTTTAGATTGTTTTTAAATTTTTCTACTACTGCCCATATTACTTGAGTTACTCTGTTCCATGAAAAATTTTTTAGTTCTTTTTCTAGTAATTCTTTGTTTAAATATGGTTCTGTTATTCTATGGTTTCCAATTACACCAATATACCCCTCTTTTATTTTTACTATTGCGAATGGTGTTTCATCTATTGTTGTTATTTCTTGAGTTTCAGAGTTCAAGTCTTGATTGTCCAATATTTCTGCATTCGTGTTGGTATTTAATGTGTCCTGTGTTTTCATTTATTTCTATTTTTTTTGTTGTTT